TGACAGCCGCACTCAGTAAGAGTGTCGAAGACTACGGTCGTAGCATTGTCATTGTACCAAACAAAAGTTTAGTATCACAAACAGAAGAAGACTACGTTAACATGGGATTAGATGTTGGTGTATACTTCGGTGATAGAAAAGAATACTTCAAACAACACACCATTTGTACTTGGCAATCTTTAAACATTCTATTAAAGAATACTAAAAGAGGCGAAGCACAATGCACCATAGACGAGTTTATAGAAGGTGTAGTATGTGTGATAGTAGATGAAGTACACATGGCTAAAGCAGATGCATTAAAAGCATTGTTAACAGGAGTCATGGCACACGTTCCCATTCGTTGGGGACTCACAGGAACAGTTCCCAAAGCAAGATATGAAAACATTGCTTTACAAATAAGTTTGGGACCTGTCATTAATAAATTATCTGCAAAAGAATTGCAGGATCAAGGGGTACTTGCAAAGTGTCACGTAAACATTGTACAGTTACAAGACGAACAAGAGTTCAGTAACTATCAAAGTGAACTAAAACATTTACTCAGTGATGAAAAACGTTTAGATAAGATGGCTAGTCTTATTGATACTATATCTCTATCAGGAAATACTTTAATTCTTGTTGATCGTATCAATGCAGGACATGCTCTTGTAGAACGTTTAGGAGATGATGCAGTATTTGTATCAGGAGGAATGAAAGTTGTTGACAGAAAAGAAGAATATGATGATGTTGCCGTTAGTGATAATAAAATCATTGTTGCTACTTACGGCGTGGCTAGTACTGGTATCAACATTCCTAGGATTTTTAATCTTGTACTCCTTGAACCAGGTAAGAGTTTTGTTCGTGTCATACAGTCTATCGGTCGTGGCATACGTAAAGCAGACGATAAAGACTTTGTTCAAATCTGGGACTTAACAAGTTCATGTAGATTTGCTAAACGACATCTAACACAACGAAAACATTTTTACAGAGAAGCGAACTATCCGTTCGTTGTAGAAAAATTAAAATACAAATGATTTTACCGATTAACTTGAATAAACCTGCGAGGAGCAGTATAATAACAAAATGAGAATATTAACTTTAGAAGACAAGTACTACAATTTAGAAACATTACCAGAAGAAATCGATGACCTTCGATTTGCTATCTTAGATAACTCTACACCTACATTCGTAGATTACTATTACATACCCTTAATCTTTTTAGAGTCATTCAATGCTCCAGCAGTTGTGTTGCAGATTGGTGACAAGCAGATTAAGATGCCAGTTGATTGGCAAGTGTTGATTGGTGATGAAGAAGGTGGAGACTTAGAAACACTTCCGTTATCAAGTTTGAATGACAGAGGCTTTTCAGTCTTTTCATTTAATCCTCTGTCATCGTTTGCTCCTAACTTCTTGCCGATAGAAATCGTAGACATCTATTCAGATGTTACATGGTATGCACCGAGACTACGTAATGGTCAGTTCTTATGTGTACCTTTAGATGATGGCCCTAAGCCAAGATGTGTTTATTTTGTTAAAGAGATTAGTCGTAATTGTGAGGTAATAGATTATGGTCAAGTCTTTTAGACATTGGAAGAATATTTGTCAGTTACATTGGAAAGAAATAGTCACACTATCTATTGCATTGCATTGGATAGTTGATTTGTTTATAATAGGTCCTATAGCAATTGCAATAGGATGGTTTGCAAGAGGTTACTTTGGCTAGAACTAAAACACCAGTTGATGAAAAGTTTGAAAAACAAGACTTCAATTTGTTTGAGGCAATAGCGGCAATAGATAAAAAAGATTACGGTTACTATGATCGACTAACAACAGAACAACAAAGAAAGTTTGTTCCGTTTATGATGGTGCATTGGATTAGTGTTGTAAAAGGTAAACGAGAGTTATCACAATACTATTTGCAAAGTGTAGACTATCATGCAAACACACATTTGTTTAATGAGAACGTAATACATCATCCTAAACTACAATGGTTGATGTTATGTGCGGCAAGCCCGGGTATTGGTAAACAATATCATCAATGGATTCCTCATATTAAAGCAGGGGTTAGTAAGTTAAAAGATACTGCAAAGCCTAAAGACATTAAAGATTACTATAAGAAAGTATATCCTAAACTAACAGCAGGAGACTTGACTGAAATAGCAACAGCATTTTGTGAACAACATAAACGCAAAATGTATCTAGCAGATAAGTTTCCAGAACTTAAATTTGATGAGGTAGAATTACTAAGTGAACTCGTTACAGATAATGAAATCAAAGAATACGAAATTGAACTCGGCAACTAAATCTAAATTTGGTTGTGATTTTTGTGGTCGTTCTTTCGCAAAAGAAAGTACGATTGACAAACATATATGTGAGTACAAACGCAGATGGGGAGATAAGAATCTCAAAGGCAACCGTATTGGATTTAATGCATGGCTAAACTTCTATGCACAGAATACTTCTACTAAGAAGCCAAAGACTTACTTAGACTTTACTAAAAGTTCTTACTATCTAGCCTTTGTTAAGTTCGGTCATTATTGCGTCAACATAAGATGTGTCAACATCAATCGTTATGCAGACTGGTTACTTAAGAATCAAATTAGAATCGATAGTTGGACAAGTGATAAGAACTACACAAAGTTTATTGTTGAGTATCTAAGACAAGAAGATCCATTAGATGCAATCGCACGTAGTATGGAGACTTTAATTGAACTATGTAAAGATGATGGCATTGAAAGCAAAGATGCATTTAGATATGGTGCTCCAAATAGAATTTGTTATGAAGTAACAAATGGAAGAGTCTCTCCTTGGACTCTATATCATAGTGAGTCTGGTGCAGAGTTTCTAGGCAAGTTAGATGAGATTCAACAAAAGATGATACTAGAATATATTGATCCTGAGTTGTGGGCTATCAAGTTTAAACGTGATATCGAAGTTGTTACTGAAGTAAAAGAACTTCTTACACAAGCAGGGTACTAATGAAAGGATCCTTGCAGTTTACAGAACTAGACGGGAGATTTAAAGGTAATGATATCTTTAAATGGATGGTAAGTATAACACATAATCCTGAGTATCAAAGATTTACTCCTATGCCTCTTGCACAATCTGATCTAGCAAAGATCATAGACTTTAATAAATTAAGAGATTGGTGTTGGGATACATATGGACCTAGTTGTGATATGAAAGACTATGATTTTATACATGAAGTAAGTCTTGCTCAACATAATGATAACGGTGGAAATTTAAACGAACACTGGTGCTGGTCTAACGAAGAAGATCACAAACAAAAAAGAATATACTTAGCAACAGATAAAGAACGTGTCTGGCTAGAAACGAGGTGGAGATGACTGAAGAAGAACATATGTTAGGAAAAGCAATAATGGGTATCTTTGCAATGGTACTTATACTATTAGTAGTAGGGTTTGCTATGCTAGGAGAAACGACAAATAAAGATATACCGGTTAATTACATGGATGACGTAGTTAACGAATCAACAAAGAATATTGTATGACTCAGTGGCATGGTGGAAAAGGATCAACACCGCGTAAGGTAACTGATCGACAACTATACGCAGATAATTGGGATCGTATCTTTGGCAAAAAAGATATCATTGATGATCAATTATCACATGAAGGTAAAGGGTTTGATATCATAAATGATATCGTTTCAGACAGCCTTATTCAACGTATAAACGACAGAAAAGATGAACTCTACCCTGTCAGAGCATCCACACATAAGAAGCAATACGCAGAAGCAGAGGAGTGTAAGAAACTGTTTGGCATTGCTGTATGGTGGAGTCAACTCACAGATGATTGGGACGAAGTAAAAGAAATACATGAACTTATCTTCCCTGAAATCAAAAAGCATTTAACTGATGCACAATTCTATGCAAGTGATATCGTAACGATCAATGGTCCAAGCAGATGGGTAGGCCCTCACATAGATACACCGCATCGATTTGAGAAATATAACAAAAGAGAAAACAATGACATCTGTGGCATACAAGTTATCATACCACTTGATGATTTAGATAAAGATACAGGTGCAACGGGAGTTATACCTTTCAGTCATCAACAAGATTGGAATATACAAGATTGCTATGAAGGAGTACATGACGAATACTTCTTAGAAAACGCAGTGCAACATGACATGCCTAAAGGCTCAATCTTGTTTTACAATACTCGTCTATTACATTCAACGATGCCTATGCGTTTACCCAAAAAGCGTTCTATACTCTTGCTTAATTACCTCAAACATGATATAATAGATACAATAAAAAGAATAGATAATGTGTGGAGTAGCAATGGCAAATGATGTAATGATAGATATGGAGACTTTAAGTACTAATCCAGATTGTGTTATATTAACAATTGGTGCTGTACGATTTGATCCTATGGGTAGCGGCGTTGCAGAAAAATTAGAACTACGCCCTGAGATAGATTCGCAAACAGAAGAATTAAATAGACATATAAACCCTGATACACTAAGGTGGTGGGGAGAACAAAGCGAGGATGCAATTGATGAAGCAATGGGTGACAGAGACA